GGATCAAGTAACACTCCTATTGGAAATACAGCATCATTTCCCATCACCATAGAACCTGGAGATGAGAATATTTTAGATTCATATATAGGACTTACCAGAACATCAGGAAACTTATGGTGTCTGATCTTTTGTCCTGCTAATTCTCCCCATATATCAATATTACAAGGATATTCTTCTGTGGATTCCCAATAGGCAAATTCTCCATATTGATATGCTCCTTTATAATCAGAAGAAGGAGAATACCCTTGAACATATCCAGAAACTGAAGCTGTATTATATATTTCCCAATAAGGACTATAGCCAATACCTCCAGCAGTATATGATGGAGAACCAATAAAATCAGAATTAGAATCTGCAATATCAGGTCTGTTTTCAGTTAAAGATCTGATTCTTCCTGGAATATGAAAACCATCTGTTTGTTTACCATTCTTTAATAAGAATACAATTTCAAATGCATATACTTCATCACGAAGATATCCTCTAAGATTTGTAGCATTTAACTCATCTGAATAGTTTTCAGAAGCTGGTATTCTATATGTCTCCCATTGTAGAGATATTTTATTAGCAATCTCTTGATAGTTAATTCTATCAATAGATGTAAGTTGATCCCATACTAATATATCCTGTACAGCTGTTACATCCTGAGCAATATCATAATAAGGATATTTTTCAAATATATCATTAATTGCAAGTCTTATATTTTCTACATTTTGTCCTGTATATGTAATAGTCTTCTGTACATTATCAATAAAATATGTTCCTAATAATTCTACAGAAGTAATTGCATTGATGGTTTTTAATACAGCCAGATTAAAATATTGAAATTGCCCTGTTATATCTAAATGAGAAACATTAATAAGAATGGATTTACCTACAGGATAATTAAAATTAACTGTCACTTCACTTGTATTTGCTATAGGAGTGGGATTGGTGACAGAATAATAAGATGTATAAGGATTACCTGCAGCATCAGAATATTGAACAGCAAACTGATATGTACCTGATATTAGATTTCCTCCTGATACAACATCAGATATATTTAATAGTGGAATAGAAAAATTAGGTTGTACTTTTAATTGATTACAATCAACACTATCACTTTCAATAGGATCACAAAGAGTAGATCCTTGTTTTAATATCTTTGGTATATCATTTATATCAAGATACCTTCTTGGATTAAATCCATCTGTCCAGTATATCTCTGTAGTACAATTGGTTATCTTATGGACACATTTATGAATAGGATGATTGATATTAAAATTCAGACAAGGAGCATTAACAAGAATATGATATAGACAATCATTATTATCCATATATCCAATCTGACTATCTTCTAAAATAGGATTTGTCAGAAAGAATATGTGTTTATTTTTTTCAGGAATAAAATATTTTCCAATCAGTATATATCCTTCAGGAAAAGAAAGACAAAATTCATTACCTTCTTCATTTTGATAATTAACTGAATTAGCATCAAAGTTTTCAACAGCAGCATTTAAACTATAAGTTAGGATTCCTTTCTTAATTTGATTAAGAGTTTGATCTAAGTTAAGACCAACAGTAGCATTATTATACTCCTGTCTTATATTACTTTGTTCCTGATCTGCCATTTGTTTTAAGAATTACGTCTCCAGCCATACCTGTTAGTACGATTGGGAAGTTGATACATATTAAGTCTATTCAGATCTTGTTTTATCCTTCTTTGTTTAGTCCAAGAATCTTGTTTCTTTGTTTCTATATCAGCCATAATAAAGGCTTCTTCAGAGAGTTGCTTGTAATATAATAGTTTCTGCTGTAATTGCTGAAAAGTTTCATCATTAGTTTGATTAGTGAGAGTCTCAAACACTTTGAACTTTATAAAAGTTTCAACAAATTCTCTTATACGATAATTATCAGGAATCATTTGATTACCTCCATTATCATATTCTGTTGCATAGAATAATAAATGCACCACTCCACATCTGAAATTAGTAACAAACTTATTATCCCTTATATCAAAAGAATCAAATCCAGCAGAACCTGGAGTAAATTCATTATAAGAAGATGTTCTTACATTAAAATCCCAAGCATCAGTATAACTTACATCACAATTCTTTCTTGCTGAGATATTTCCTGGTTTAAGGAGATATTCTCTTTTGTAAGATCTTGGAACCTCATGATTCGTTTTATATACAGCCTGAACGATATCAGGCAAACATGTACCTGTACAATTAGGATCTTGACAAGCAGGATTATTACAAGCGTTACCATTGATAGTTAAAGGAGCTATTTGAATTGTTGTAGATGCAGTTTGTGAATAAAAAGATGTAGCTGTCTGATAAGGAAGCAATCCTGTTTCCTGACATCTCCATGCTTCTCTTACAGCAAAGAAATTATCAGGAAGTCTTGCTTGAAAATCTTCTATATATAATATCTCTTCTGAAATTACATAAGAAGTTCTTCCTAACTTCCTAAGACATTTATCTAAGTATGTAGGAAACATTAAGGAGTCAACTGCTCCTGTATCCATGTAACTTTTTAATTCCTCTAGTATTATTGCATATACTGGTTCAGGACTAACAAAGGAATATTTATAATAATATGACATCTTGTATTATTTAAAGTTGAAAATATTCATCGTAATGAGGTTCTTCCCATTCACTATAAATATGCTGATATTTATCATCCACTTTTATATAGTGTGCTAAAAGTCTTGATGTAGTACGAGAAGGTTTAAAATACCAAAAATCAGAATCTTTTATCATTATAGTTCTCTTAAACCATTTCCATCCAAAGAAAAATCCTTCTGTATGGTAATTCATAATATAAATTCTTTTACCCAATAGTTTTGTTTTCACCCAATCAACAGGAAGATTTAATTTTACCACACCTTTCTTCAATCTATTTATCTTTCTGAATTTCTTTACTATTGCAAAATCTCCAAAACCAAAAGGAAGTCTCACTTTTTCTCCTGTTTCTAACATTTTGAATCTTATAGATTCATTAAAACCATAAAGAATATTCTTCCACTCATCAAATGTAATTTTTACAGTGGGATTCTTTTCACAATAATCCTTGTAATTACTTCTGTTTGCTGTTCTGAAATCTGTTGCTGCTCTACTCATTATTTAAGATTTGGTGAATTTGGTGCTTGTCCATCTATTCCATCCTGTGTAATATCAGTTTTGATATTAAAATATGTCTGAAGTAGTTTTTGAGAAACAAGATCCAGTGTTTGTTTCTCCAGATATCCAGGAAGAGGAAACTCTTTATCCAAAGGGTTTTTACACCATTCTTCATCTGTTACTTCATTACCACATCCACATTCAGGATACATTATACTATTAGGAATATCTTCTTCAAACAAAGCAACAAATCTTACAGCCTGAAGAAGAGGATTAGTAATATATAAATAATCATTGGATATCCAGAAATATTCATTTTTCTTTATAACAGGAAGTTTTAAAAGATTTAAATACCTGTTAACAGTTATTTCTGTTATCTTTTTACCTTTTCCTCCCATTGCATTAATAGAATACACTCCTTGAATTACATACTGATAGTTTCCTTCAGCCATACGAGGAAGTTTATTTTTACTTCTGGCTATCATACATGGATCTACATAATCACAACATTCAGAAATAGGAACTTCCATCATCTCTAAACAAGGAATAGTAGTAAACAAAGTATCAGTAGCCCATAGTTTTCTAAGGTTAGTTTCTCTCTTAATTAATAATAAAGAATTGAATCTAATCTCAGAAGCAATAGCACGATCTGTAATTAAGGAATCTGTAGAAAGAATTTTATGCATTGATCTTACTGAACTGACTAAGTATCTGAGAGTTGCCATAATATCTAGTAGAATTAATTATAATTGCAATTGTAAAGATATGTTTTTCTATAAAGGTTTCAAAAAAAGATTTAACTAATCGTATTATATACAATAACTTATTATAATTAATTTGATTAGTTACAAGCAAAAACTCCCAGATATATAAAGATCTGGGAGTAGTTTATTTTAAAATGAAATGTAATTATTATGTAATATTAACAAAAGCCACCTAATGCTGGATTAAAATCAGAATTAGAATTAGTAACATATGCAAAATATGCAATGGTTCCTGCTGTATTAATATATCCTAAATAAGGATCTCCTGCAGGAGTTATTGAATATTGACTTGTACATGCTGCATCAGTATAGAATTTATCAATATCCACACCTGGAGTGGTAGCTATTAAAGCATATACTGATTCAGTGTGTGCTAATGAAAAGTCAGCATTAATTTTATTACATGCATCTAAGGAAGTTGCTTGTAGTATAGGAGTGTAAATAGCTCCTGTAATGTAATAACTTTCAGATATTGGTGCTGCTGTAGTTGTTGTTGTTGTAGTACTAGTAGAAGTACTGGTAGATGTAGATGTGCTGGTAGAAGTAGATGTAGAAGTAGTAGTAGTTACTATTGTAAGAATGATACTATTAGTACATGCTCCTGCAGATACTACAGTAATTGATGTTGTACCATCAGTTACAGTATAATTTGCTCCTGTTAGTAAAGTAGCTTTAGATACTCCTGTTGCAAATGGAACAATGAGTTCTAAGTTTGTAAAAAGATTATAAGGTCCAGAATCTGTACCTGCTACTGTTAATTGAATGAATACTGTCATTATAGTTTATTTTTTATAATTATTAAATAGGAGGACTAGTTGTAGATGTGGTAGTGGTAGTAAGATTGTACAGAGCAGTGATTAGAAGGCATATTTGCTGATCAATCTTCTGTAGTGACACTGTTAGTGTATCACATGTATGAATGCCTGTACAGGGCAGATTTGGACCATTATAGGTAAGAAGGTCTGATTGTATAGGTTTAGCTGTACAAGGATCACAATTATCTTCTGTTCCTGCACAACCACAACCTGATATAGGTTTTAAGAAACTACCAAATATACCGTAAGTCATAATTTTAAGGAATAAACATTATATAATAACAAGCAAGAACAGGAGGAATATTTTCATGAGAAAGACTTCCACCAGTATTAGCATTAGTAAGAGCAGTAGTTACAGATAGAGTTACATCTCCTGTATGTGTTCCACTAGGAGATCCTGTTACTCCTGCTGATATATGACTACCTGAAGAATCTGTTCCAGCATAAATTTGTACATCATGACTATGAGGATTTGGAGATATAGTTGATGTAGCAGTATTAGCATGAGTATGAATAGGCATTTGTGATGGAGAAAGTGTAATAGTATTTGCTCCATGAGTAGTATTTAATGTATATGTAGGATTACCTGCAATTGCTGGATCTACATTTACATTAAATGCTCCTCCTCCTGTTCCTGTAGTTACACCAATAGGAATTCTTCCTCTTTTATCAGGAGTACCATGAACTCCATTACATAAATATATTTTATCCCAATCTCCAAGTCCTGCTCCTGTAATATCAAACTTTCCTGTAATATCACCATAATATTCTACAGCAACATAAGGAACCATTTTATTACTGATTAATGAATTAGGATTATTAGCAGCCATCCATGCTGCTATATAAGCATCAATATCAATAATTTTTACATAATTGGTAGTAAGGTCTAAAGTTAATGCAACTACATCCCCATTAAGAGAACATAGATTATCAATAACAGCCTGAAGAACTATATGTGTATCGGAAGAGGCTGATACACCTGTTAAACAATCTATTGTGTAATCATCATTAAGTGTAGCAAGTTCTGCTACCACTACATCAACTTGTCCCTGAAGATCACAAGAAGCTTGAATTAAAGCTGATACAAGATCTACAATAGTAATGTCTCCACATACAGGAAGATATTGAGAAACCAGATTACAACTGATTCCTGCAGATCCTGTATTAATATTAGGAATAATTCCTGTTCCATCTAATGTAGATGTCAGAAATGTTATTAATGCTTGTTCTACATAAGAAAGACTATCTCCTGTTTGGATTCCTAAAACAGGAACATCTATTCCTGTGTATCTAACACACTGATCCGAAGTGATATCAACGCATCCATTAAAACAATTAGAACATGCCATGATTTTATATTTTTTATTATTAATTTATTTTTTGACTAATTATGGAGCCCATAAAATACTTATAGTATAAGATTGCCCACTAAGTAATGTTACAGGAGAAAATACAGCTGTTCCTGATGTTGATAGATTTAATGCTTCTATTAAAACCATATTATTATAAAGACCCATTGTATAAGTACCATCATTACAACTATTATAAGGTACAGTAATATTTCTCAACCCTATCATAGAAGTTAAAGCATAAACATTAATTATCCCATTAGGAATAGGAAAACTTCCTGTAATAGGTGTAATTGCTATAAGATCTATATAAACATTACTAATTCTTCCATTTTCTGCTGAATTGGGTCCATTTACAAATATAGCTGCTGTACCAACAGGAAAACTAGTTGTTGTTGTTGTTGTTACTGGTAGTGTAGTTGTAGTGGTAGTAGTAGTACTAGTTGATGTTGATGTGCTGGTAGATGTGCTGGTTGATGTTGATGTACTAGTAGTACTGGTTGTAGAACTAGTAGTACTAGTTGTACTGGTAGATGTAGTTTCATCAGGAATTACATTAGGAACACAATCTTTACACTTACATCCTGCTGTGAGAAGTTTAACCTTACTGGCTATCATGTTAACTGTATAGTATCCCCCATAGTCACTATTGCAAAACTTGTATGTTAATATCCTTTTGTAATTTAGAAGATCAAACATAGCATTTCCATCTATAGCTTGGTTTAAAGCAAAGATAGTATTATTATATAACTTCTTTGCCCATTGAGCCATCTTGCAATCAATATCCTGTAATAGTGTAGGAATATCAGAGCATTCTGGACAATTGGTAAGTCTAGGAGTTAACATAGCTTATTTCTTATTTTGTTGAGCATTACAATGAGCACAGAGTCCATTTACCAATTGACATCCACAACCCACCTGTGCATTACATTTAATGCAATGGGCAAATAATTTTTCTACTTTTGTACTCATAATTTTTATTTTTATTAATAAAATAATAATTCTTAGTATGAGAATATTCTCCTGAAACTACTCGTGATACTGATCCTTTATATAAACCTAATTCTTTTTCAGCATCACTACCAGTTCTCCATTCTTTTATAAAGTTACTATTTTTATCAACTTGAATGATAGAAATAGCGTCTTTTCTTAAAAAAGAAAAGTGTTTATGTTCTCTTTTTAATTTAGTTATATCATCACCATGATAACAAAATAAAAAATCATTTAGAAATGATTTAGTATATCCATTTTTACATGTATGAAGTATAGTACTTGTATCAACATTATACTTCATACTACATACTCTTACTCCATTTACAGTTTCAATAAATTCTAAATTCTCTCTTTTATATACATCTATTTGTTTTCTTCCATAATTTTTTGGAAATAATCTATTAGTTTCTCTGATAGATAATTTGTCTTTTATAATTTTTCTATTATGACAATTTATATTTTTTGAAGAGGTAACGTCTTTCTTTTTTATATTATATTCAGGATCTATGATATCAACATAATATTGTTCTCTAGATGTAATTAATTCATCAATATATTTACTACTTGCAAAAGTATCAAATACAAATTCTTCTAATGTTTCAAATTTAAAATTATCTATTCCATATTTTAGGACAGCATTTTTAATTATAGAATTAGATCTATTATTTTTTCTTAAATTATAGTTGTGTTCATTTTTTCTTTCATGAAGTCTTCTACTACTACCTATATAACATTTGTTATTTATAATATTAGTAATCTTATATACTCCAATTGCCATATTAGTTGAAATTATTTATGTAATTGTTTCCAGAAC